TTGCTGAAAGTGTATTTCTTTTAAAGTCCTCTGCTTTAGTTGATAGTTGTTTATTGCTACGCTTAAAGAACCATAGGTTTTGCAACGCTCCGAACTTGTTTATAAAACTTAATTTATAAGGGTCGTATTTACACTCTGTTATATTCTCCACTTTAACAACTGAAACGCTACCGTCTGATAATTCAATATAAATAGTATCAACAGGAAACGTCACATTGCTATCTAAAAATTGATGTAAACATATACTATTCTCAAAAGTCCCACCGTCCCTATAAACTCTATCTGCAAATTCGTCCGTTCCATTTACAGTATTTGAAACATATTGTATCTGTTGGCTTGACAAATTGCTAGACGTAAAATTCTTCTCGTACATTTCTTGGTTTTCTGAATAGTATTGTACACTTACTACCTTGCTTGTATCAACAGGTAAAACAACTGGTGCGTCATCTAGCTTGACGACTGTTAAATTAGACTGTAATAGTCCACTATCGTTTTGAGGATTAATGCCCTCTTGAAAATATCCGTATCCATAAAACGCTTTGTTTTCAACTAAAGGTAAATTTCCACTTACGCCACTAACTGTTCTTCTTATTTGATAATCAACCCACACAATTTCTGTTTCGTAGTCATCAGCATTGTAAGTCATATAATCTCTCACAAGTTCTGCTATTTCAAAATTGACAGTAAAGTTTACTGCCGATGCACTTAGCACATACGTTGGGTTTACTGGTCTTGAAGTTGTTTGCGTTCCTGTATATATCCAAAGACTTAAAGTTGCACTTTCTAACTTGCTTAAATTATAATATACATAGTAAGGACTTCTTACATTAATTTTTGCCATTTTATTTCTTTGTTAATGTTAAGTTTATTTGTCTATCGATTCCAAGAGAGTAAGCTTTAAGCAAGTCATCAGGCAGTCTTTTGAAAGCTCTTAAAAATGGAGTTGTAAAAAACATACTTGATTTTATACCTGTTTTATATATACTTCTAGCAATTATGAAAGCTGTTTGATCGTAGCTTAAAAATCTACCTTTCTCACCTTTCTTCTTTCTTTCTCTAAATTGTATACCTTTACGTCTTACATATTTTTGCATCGCATCAGTTAAACCACCTTTTTGTCCTGTGCCACTTCCGAAACGATACGGACTATTTGGTGCTTTCTTGCTTGTGTCTTTTCCTTTAACACCTCTATCTTTAAACTTACCATAGTCTTCCATTTCAAGACTAAGAGCGTAACCGTTTGCTGTTCTATCTACGAAGTGACCTAGACTGTTATATAAGCTACCAGTGTCATTGTAAGTACCGTATGGAGTTGCACCTTTAGTCAAGTTATTTCTTGATTGTTGTATCACATATTTAGCGAACTTATTAAGTTCTTCTTCTACTTCTTTACTGTTTAACATATCGTGATGTCATTATTTACAAACACATCAAAAGTCGCTGTCCAACCAGCTAGTTTGTTTTCAAATCTCTCATAGAAAGGCTCACAGTTTGCATTGCCGTCTAATTGATATTTGTCATTATATAAATTGCCTTTTCTTAATTCTTGAACTAAACTATTTAAGACAGCTAATTGTGTGTTAAGAACGTCTTGTTCATTATTGTTGCCTCTGAATATATCAGTTGTTTTTTCTTTACTCTCATCAACTATGTCCATTGATAAAACAGAAACATTAAAAACTAAAACAGATTCATTCGCACTTACATTATTTATTATTATGTGACACAACGGAAATATAGACTGTTTTTTCAAATCAATATCGTAGATGTCGCCTGTCGTGACAGTGTTCACGTTTACGTCATTTAAAAGTGCATTTTCTATCGCTTCAGTTAATAAATAAAATCCTCTTATTCCTGTGTTACTCATTTGAATTTGTTTTTAATTTGTCTAGCTTCTATTTCGTTTTTTTCTTTTGTGAATGTCAAGTATGTTAAACATTCGTGAACGTTTAATTTAGTGATATGTTCAAATTTTGTAATATCGCCTTGAGCGATTCCATAGATTGAATTGTACCAGCCCCATTTGGTTGTGAAGCCAGATATTGCACTAAGTTCTCCTCGTTCGCTTTGTTCAAAGAGTTCAGCATAACTGTCGAACAATCCTTGCCTAAATGATAAAAAAAAACAACTGCACCTAAACAAGCGTCTAAAGGAAAATCTTTTGCTCTTTCGTTTTTGTCTGGATCGTAGTCTTCAATTGTATATCTACCACCTTTTCTAATATCTATCGGTCTAAATAAGACATTCATAGCTCTATGTAGATTATTGTCATCACCAATGTAAGTATCAAGATCAACATATTCGCCGAAACTCATATCTTCAAGACTGGGGATAAAGCCATATTCTTGACCGTTTACTTTGAAAGTATTTATTAATTGATATTTAGTGTCAAACATAACGTTGATAATATTGCATATCTCAATTATATCATTTGCTTTCATACTCATCACGACTTGCTTTGATACTTTACAGAATATTTCAACCATTCTCATTTGAAGCTCTGATTCACTTTTAGCGTTCAATTTATCAAATTCTTGATACTGTGCTAAAGTCACTTCGTTTAGGCTTGTTGGTATATTTAATTTAACTTTCATATTTATATATAAAGATTTTTATTTTATTTTAGAGCTTTATTGAACTGCGTATCTACCAAAGTTTGGTCTGCTCATTATTGAATACGTAGCATAACGGACAGCATCAATTATATGATTGTTCTTATCAACAGGCTTGTTCGTTAATTTACCGCTTCTATCCTCTTGCCATTTATAGTTTCTAAACTCTTGTATTGCGTTGTCGCTTTCGCTTGTTATATGTATCTTAAAACGCTTTAGCAAGTCTATACCTGCATTGATACTATCACGACCTTTTAAGCTAGGTTGTATATTGTGACCCATTCTGCGAAGTTCATCAATTAATCTTGGTTCGGCTGCATCAAAATAAATAGGACTTCTTCTTTCTACTTCTTGCTTAAAGTGATCGCTCAAGTCTTTAGTTGTCATCATAGTTCTATATAAGTGTTCTTTGATATATAGATTATGATCTTTCTTGTAAACGCTTACGAGTGTACTTGGATCATTTGTATATCCAGCATCTGCGCCATAGCTTATAAGTTCAGCATCGTGTGGAATGTGACTTACTTCATTGTAGTTAAATATAGTTGCTTTTGAAATACCTTTCTCACCAAGTCCATATATTTGCCAGTACTGTTCGTCAGTTTCTTTAAGTCTTTCAATCTCTTTTACTATGCTATTGTCAAGAAACTTATTATCTAGATATGTAGTCTTATAGAAATCAACATCTTCACGATTTAAGACTTTGTCATATATCCAGTGATACTCATCTGAAGGATTGTAATCAAGTACAACTTTTTCAGTAGTTCTAAATATAAGCTGCTGCCAATCTTCATAGTCTAGCTCATTAGCTTCATTGATAAATAGAAACTCACGTTTACGACCACGAATCTTTTGAGGTTGATCTACTGAAATAAATTCAACTAAATTACCATCTAAAGTATATTCACTATTTGATTTATTGTGATTAGCTTCATCATATTTATTATGTTGTTTGAGTATATCAATAAAATCACGCATAACTGAAGAACGAACAGCTGGAAAAGTCTTTCTACATATTGTAATAGTCTTGCCTTTGTTTATTTGGCAATAATGAAATATAATATAAAGTAATATATTAAAAGTCTTACCAGATCGAGTGCCGCCTTGTTCTACGACTATCTTTGATTCGCTATCAAGTAGATGTTCAAATACAACGTTTACATCAACATTCAATTATCTATGTATTTTTATATTAATCTCTTTGTCGGTTGTGTCGTGTTTTACTTCACGTTTAGTTCCGTTTAATCTATGAGCTTCTTCATCGTCTGCTATGAGTTTCATCAGTCCTATTTGAAGTGTAGCGTTGTCACTTGCGTACCATTTAGCTCTCATCTCTATTTTCATATTGATTCGATTCTTTGATAATTCGCTTTTTATAGTGTCACTTTTGTGTAAATCGTGATCGTAAAAAGTTTTTCTCACAAATGGAGTGTATGCAAATATATCATTTACAAATATCAAATTGTGTTTCTTGATTGCTTCTAAGCTTTGATCGATTAAATCTTGAGTCTTGTATGCCATAGTATAGTTGTTGTACTAATATATAAACATTTTACTTTTATTTTAGCTACTCATCACTTGTTCAATCTTTTCTATTTTTTCAGCTGTCATATTTGACATATTCTTTAATATGTATTTTCTAGCATCTACTAAGTTGTCGTTTATTAAGCACAAATGAGCTTTCTTTACGTCATCACTGTAAGTCTTATATATATCGTAATTTTTTATACTGTGCATTAATGTAGAATGATGTATATTAAGACCATTCTTTTTGTATTCATTCGTAATCTGCCTATATTTTAATCCAGCAACTTGACGTAAATAATAAGTGGCAACGCTTCTAAGCTCGACTACTTCACGTTTTCGTGTCTTTTCAAATATGTTTACGTCTGTAATATCTTTTATTGTTTCTGCTATTATTTCTATTTTCATAATTTTTTTTTATTTAAACTCAGCGTGTTCTAAACATTCGCTACATATATCTAATTCGTTCCATTGTGATGCACCACAGCAATCGCTTTCTAAATTCATATCTTGTTGTCTATTGTTTCAATTAAGTGTCTTAAATCGCTTCTTTCCCATTCACCTAGTTTAACTCCGTTTATATTAAACTTATAATAATCTTTTCTTTCTGCTTTTTTTAGTTCAATGTTTATATACATAATTAATCTATTTTATTAAATTCAGCTTTTTGTGTTTTAATTAGTTCATCTTTGTTTTCAAAGTAGTTATCGACTAGTGCGTCAATCATAACAAGTTCATCAATAGAAGCTGTTTTAATCTTGTGTATTAAGCTGTCTATTTTATTTAATACATTAGTACACATTTCTGGGTTATTATGATAGATCACATTAAAGCCTTGTTTATATACTCTTTCAAGAATTGCGTTTGTCTTATTCACTTGTAGTTTTACGTTTTGTTTAAAAGCGTTACTGCCTTGTAGTTCATCGTTTGCTTCTAGTAATAATTGACTTATCAATACACATTTTAAATAGTTTAGATGTCTATCGTTTATTGGCTCGCTTTCTTCTTGATGTTCTAGTTCTTTTTGTTTCATTTGTTTGTAGTATTTTATTTATTCTTTTCTATCCACTTTTCTTGTTCGTTTCTTAGATAGTCAATTTCTCTCTTTAAATAATCTAAAGCTTTCTCTAAGTCTTTTATTTCATCTTCTTTCTTTCCCGCTCTAACTAAATATTTTATGCAGTTACCTCGATTGAAGTTCAAGCCGTAATCTCGAATGAAATCTATAACGTCATAGCCTTTTCCGTTTTCATAGTGTAAATAAGTTGCTCTCATAGTTTTACTTTTAATTTGTCTTTTATTTGATTGTGTGTTTCTTGCTGAAAGAATAGTTTTAAATGTTCATCACTTGTAATTCTATACACAGCTTTTATGTATTCACTTTTATTCTTTCTATCTTTTACTTCTTTTATATTTTTTATTTCATATACCATAGTGATTCCGTCTATCGTTTCACAGATTTCAGTATTTACATTTGATCGTACAATGAAGCATTGTATTTTTGTGCTATCTGTAAGTTTAACATCTACGTAATTAGCAAGAGTTCTTACAGTATTTATTGAAGTTAAATCCCCAGTCTTTTTGTGATCTATAAAAAATGTATTGTAATTGAATTTCGTTAATACACAATCGATGTCTATTATCGAGCGTTTTAAATCTGTTAGTTCACTTATTAAATAGTTGAACTCATTGTTGTGGTAAGTTGGTTTAAATGCTTTTCTTGTTTTCATTGTTTCTTGTGTTTTTGTTTAATAATCATTGGCGTAGTATTTCGCCACTTAATAGAGTGATGAAGTCTTGGCTTTGTAAAACCCATCATTCCCACTTTTACGCTCGATGGGTGCATTAATACACTCATAAAAGATTTTATATAAGTTCCAGAGAGTTGATATATATCAGTCATTCCAGAGCTTTGACTTTGAGTGGCTTTTTGTTCAAGACCTATATAAGGCAATGTGAGAAATAAAGCACCTCTTGAAGCTAAACTTGTGTAAGTATTAACGTCTTCATTTATAGAACCTACAAATTGAAACTCTCTATCGGTCGAACATATAAAAGAGTTCATACACTTTCTTGAATTGTTTATGTAGTTTGATATTAAACCACAACCAGCACCACCAATAAAGTCACCACCTTGTGCAAACGCTATACTTTTAGCATCTATCGTTTTATAAAAATTTAATAGAAGATCAAAATAGAAATCAAGATTCTTAACGCTTCCTTTTGTTGTATATTTGTGATCTACGTATCTATATCTAAAACTTGTATAGTCATCGTCTAATTGAATAAAGTATTTTATATTTAACTCTTTAGCTATTTTAAAACAAACATTTCTAGCGTGAACAATTACTTTTCTATTGTCAAAATTATTACCTTCATCAATAGAATCAGCCATAGATTTTTTATCAAAAATATATACGTTTTTATGACCGAAGTTTTCTATATACTTATTTATACTTTTGTCTTCATTATCTATAACAATAATAATTCTGCCAGTATATCCACTTCTTTTTAAAGTCTTATAAGTTATCACATTATCAGATCGACCGTGTGATAGTATAAAAGCAACGAAGTCTTTATTCTCCATACTCTTGTAAGTATTGATTCTTTATTTCTTCAGAAAGTTTAACATAACCTAATTGAATAGCTTTCTCAAAGTCTATTATAACAAGAGCTGATTTCTCCATTAACATCTGCATCTCTTTACTTGAATGTGCATAATAATCAGCTATCTTTTCATAATGAAAGACATTGTGTCTTCTAGCAGCATCTATTAAAAAAGATTTTTCTTCAAGCTCTATGTTTGAACTTTCAATCTCTCTTATAAGTCTATGTGTTTTATACTTATCGCATAGTTCAAATATATGTGGTTTCTTGTTTTTAGGCTCGTATATCGGAGCTTCTACTTTTTTAGTGTACTTGTTATCGTCTTCAGATAATTCGCCGCTAAACATATTTATTTGTTTCATCTTGTTTTTGTTTTAGTTTTTAAAGTGTACCGCTTAAACAATAATTATCTAAGTCATAGCCTTGAATGAAGAACTTATCATATAAATCAATCGCTTTAGCGACTTTTTCTTCACCAGCAAAATAGAAATCTTCAGAGCATTCCCAGACGCCGATGTCAAGACTACCTTTGTCAAGTACTACAAACTTAAATTGATCGTATGTTTTACCGAAAAGATTGCAATAAAGATAGCATTGAATGTCATAGCCGTATTTCTTTGCAGCATAACTAAAGCCTTTGATGTCACTCGTTGTTTTTAAATCAACAATTCTATCTGAAGCAAGTACATCAGCTTTGCCTCTGAACGGCTTGCCCATAACTTCACCAATCACTGGTACTTCAAACTCTGCATTTGTTATCGATTGAAGTGCGTGTTCATTTCTATAAAAAGCGTCTGCTAATCTTTCAGCGTTGTTCTTTTCTTTTATAGTGAAAACCCTACCAAGCTCTTGCTTTGCTTCTCTAAACTTCTTTGTATTCTTGCTTTGAACGTCAATAAAAGTTTGAGCTGAAAAAACATCTGGCTCAAGAATTGCTGTGTGAAATAGCCAACCGTCACGAAGTGGTTGTGATTCTGGACTACCATATTGTTGAACGAATTTATAAGTTTTAGGACTTGACAACAACGTCTTTAAGCTGCTAGAACTTAAAGCTAGTTTATTGAGTTCGCCATAATAAAATTCATCATTATCCATTTTTTTAAGCAATGCGTTTTTATCGTAAAGCTTTCCGTCTAGTAGTTTGATATTACTCATTGTTTCTTATTTTATTTAATATTATTCCCTCTATTTCATAAAGCTGCTCGATACTAAGAAGATCATAAACATCAACATCTTTAACTTTTACGCTTTCAATTTCAGCACTATCTGGGGAGCCTGGGTAATCATAACTTGCTGGCTCTTGTTCTTCATAACTGTATTCTATTGATAAAGCTATGTCGTTATAAATTATATTCATATCTCGTATTGTTTTAATTTGTTTTCTAAGTCTTCTATTTGTTTTTGTAAATCTACTATTAATTTATTTTTACTTTCTCGTGTCAAAGATATTCTTTTCATTAAGACTTCGTTTTCAATATTTAATTGATTAACATATTGACCTATCTCATTCATAGCTTTGATACAATTATTCAAGTCTGTATTCATAGGCTTGGCTTGTTTCCATTCTATAACTTTGTCGGCTATCCAATTAAACCAAAGATTGTAAGATTGCTTTTGTAGTATTGTCATTATATGCTAGAGCCAACAAGTAAACCTAAAGTAAAGATTAACAATGCAAAAAGTAAAACAGTTCCTGTTATTATAAAATTTCTAGCTTGTTTTTCATATAGTTTTTTTTGTCGCAATTCTTTTTTAGTATAAACCTCAATACGATTCTTTCTAGTTTCAATATGTAATCCTGTTCCTGTTATCTTCATTTTATTGTATGTTAAAAATTATACTACTTATTAAGTCTTTTCTATTTACTAAATTATTTAATAGAATATCTGGTATATTATTTGTATACCTTAAAGTTCTGTTGATTTGTCTTAACTCGTGATTAAGATCGTCTAATTGTGTTTTCATTGTTTTTTGTTTTAAAGATTAAAAAGTTAATGTTTCTTTTTAGAGGATCGTCTTTTCATACCTTACTTTATGTTTCATTAACACTGCAATATAGTAAAAACTAACTTATAAACAAAATATAAACAATATTATTTTTCTTTTAGCTTAAAATAAGAGTCCCAAATACCTAGTTCAGTATCTTTTTCATTTATATTTATT